TATTTGCAATTCTTTGTTTTTGTCTAACGTTAAGCTGAGGTCTTTTGTCTAGTAATTCTTTATACTGTTGTGACCTTACTGCATCATATTCTGCAGAAGACATTTGTGCAGTTTGTGAAGGAGTAATAATTTTTTTACTCATTTTAAGTCTGTCAAGTATTTTAGTAAAAGGTACTTTTTTCAAAAGTGGTTGAGCATATTTACTACCATATTTAATAGCTCCCCCTAATGCCAACATACTTGCTGCAGTTATAGCCATATTTGCAGGATCAACTGAATTTTTAGTATCTGTAATTTGGGATTGATCTTTGCCGGATAAAGGTTTTTGTTTTAATAGTTCTCTATATGCTTTAACATTTGGATTATTAGAATCTCCCATAGATCCTGCTTTAGTACTTGCTGCAGCTTTAAGTCTAGCTTGCTCTAAACGATTATTAAAATCTTTTTTAGATTGTTCTTCTTTTTGTAATACTTTATTAGGAGTTACTATTTGATTTCTAGTAGTATCTGTTAAAGATCCTTCATTAGGTTTAATTTTAATTTTAGAGTTATTACTAGATTTAGCAGATTGTTCTTTTTCATAGGCTGCCTGAGTGTTCTTTCCCCAAACACCATCTACAGTCAGTCCTCTTCTTTGTTGCCAAGCTGCAACATTGTCCATCTCTTCTTTAGAGGCTCCTTTGGACTTAGTATAATCTACTTTAAGTTTAACCTTAGCCATTTACTTGATATAAGAGGGTTACTGCTTGAGATAATAGTTTATGCAAATCAGCATAGATTAAGATACCTGTTTCTGCATACTTGTCTTTAAAAGCAATAGCGTGTTTTTGAAATACTTCTCTAACTTCTTCTTTTGCTTCTTGAATAGAAGACTTAGGAGTTTCTTCTACAACTGTTTCTACTGTTTCTACAACATTAGTTTCTTCTACTACATTAGTAGTTTCTTGTTCATTTGCTACTGGAGCTTGTTCTTCATTTTCCATATTATTATTTATTTTTTAGTAGGTTGTTTTTTATATTTTAATGCTTTCTTTTTAATCTCAAGGTCTTTCTCTTTTAATTGAAGTTCTTTACTTTTAAAAATAGCATCCTGTTTATTCTTATTATCTTGTTGAGCTTGTTCTCTTGAGAATTGCTCATTTTGCATTTTCAACTTTTCCATTTCTAAAGAAAGCTTATTAGATTCTTTTTGTTGATTAAATTCCTCTCTACTTTGTTCAAGAGCAAACTTACCCATTTCCATAGCATCAGGGATACCATTAGTGTTAACATCAGATGGACCTTCAGCTCCTCTAAGAGTTAAGATAGTAGCTTTCTGAATTTCATTCTCTCTATCTAATTGCTTATTGCGGTCCTCCCTATCTAACTTCTCAGTAGCCATCCTCTCAGCAGAAGCTATTTGTTGTTGCTGAGTATCTAACTCTTGTTTCTTATTAGACTGTTGTATTTGCTCAGTCTTTCTAATAGATTCCTCAACTTCTGCAATAGAATTACTTTTAATTAAAGTAGCTAAGTTAGAAAATGCAAGTGTTCCACTAGAGATTCCTTCTTTAGCAAAACCTTTAAGTTGTTCTAAGATATTATGTTCTTTACCAGAGTTAGTAACATATAACCCAAAGTCTGTATTCATGAGTTTATTAGTTTCTAACATTTCTCTAGTAAACTCATCATATACTAACTTACCAGTTTCATTTCTAGAATAACAAATTTTAGCTATTTCTAAGAGTGCTTCCAATACTCTTTCCTTAACCATATTATGTTCTATGTGAAAGATCTCTGTAATAGCAGTACTTTGTTTAACAGCTCTTTCTACACCTCCTACAGTCTCAGATGAGTCTACATTACCTTTTCTCTGTCTGGTAATACCAGTAATCTCCTCAACTCTTTCCTCAATCTTATTTAAGGTTGTAAAGAATCCTTGAATAGCATTACTCATAGTCATATCTATAGAAGTAAATTGATTAAACTTAGAGATTGTATTAGCATCTCCTTCTCTACCTTCTTCCATACTATTAACCCAAGCTACACCTAGAGTATCAAAATAGTACATCCATTGTTCTAATGTCCATCCTTTACTCTTAGGTAATTGAGCCATATCCATAACAAACTTCTTACCCTTACTTCTAGCTAACTCTGTCTCTAACCTAAACCAAGTGATGTTATATAGATATTGAAAAGGTTTAATTAACTCTACTAAAGATGTTGGATAAGAATTAATGGAGTTAAATACTTTCCCAATAAAAGGCAACCTACATCTGTAAGGATTATCTAAGGTATTATTCTGATATTCTCTCTCATAAGCAAAGAATATATCTGGACCTATTTGTACACCTATCCAACATCTAGGAACCCATTCCCATGTTAAGGAATATTCTACTTCTGCAGATGCTAAGATACTTTCATCAAAATCTGAGTCTACAACTGTCTTTACAGTTAAACCTTTAGGATCTATATATTCTAAGAAACCAATCTTCTTTTCACTCTTCCATGCACAAATAGATACTAAGATCTTAGTAACATTGTTATTCCAATTATTATTAAAAGTAGTTGTAGGTATAACCTCAGGAGACATGCCATAAGTAGCATTAGAGTTAAATACATTATCTGAACGAAGTTTCTCTTTTTGAGAACTACTCATCTTATCTCCAAACCAATCTAATACTTGCCCTCTATCTAACCATGTTCTATATACTCCCCAATCTCCATCTTCAATAAATTCTGTATCAGAGGATTTATCACATTCAAAGTTAATAGGATTAATAGGAATTAAAGCAGGATTGTTCTGTATAATATCTGCAAGATAAATCTCTTCTGCAGCTATAAGAGAATGTAAGAATCCTCTTAATAGTAAATTCTCTAACCTTAAAGAATACTGTAAATGTCTTAATGTTTTATTAGCTATAATCTCAATATTAGAAGTATAAGAGTTCTTAAAGTATTCCTCTAATTCTGCAGGATCTTGAGTTTCTATCTTTTCTCCTAATGCTTGTTTTAAGATAGATAAGTAAGCATTATCTAAAGCTTCTTTCTTATCTTCAATATACTGATTAAATCCTTCTCCTCCTACAGCAATAACTTTCCAATTAAAAGGTCTGAAAGATTCCTCTCCCATTAATGTAAGTACTGAAGATCTTACTATATTATAATCTTGAAAGTTAGCTGGCATATTACCAAACTTCTCATGTACTGCAGTTCCATAAGGAGCAGTAATATGAGTAAAATCATCCATGTTTATAATGGAGTTAAAGAGGTCATAATTAATTTGTTTATTCAACCTAGAAGATCTATTACCAGATATGGCAGAAGTAGCTCTACCTACTAAGGCTTCAATACATTGTTTCTGCCAAGCAGGGGTATTCTTTTTGTTTTCTGAGACTCTTTGTTCTGGGAGTAATGGTAACATTTATCTAAATAAAGGATTAGCGAAGAATGGTTCTTCTTTTCTTTTGTACGTTGAGGAAACACTAACTTTTGATAATTGTATAGATTGTACTATAGCTAATGAGAAAGAGATAAATCTATCAAAGTTTCCTTTATTATTATATGATTGTAGTTCTTGTAAAAGTCCTACAGAATAGATCTTATACACATTAGGAACTCCATCTGCAGATTCTTCTCTTAACCAGTTGTTTATATAAGTTATTAACTCATTCTTTACAGAAGAATAGGAGTTACCTACTACCCTTAATCCATAAGTATTATTACTTTGATTAGAAGCACTCTTAAGTACAGATGGGGTGTGTGCTAAGAGATAAAGTTTACTTTTATTCTCACAATGAGTTTTAAAGTTGTTAATGTTATTCTCATATAAACAAGTACCTATTATACCATAGTGTTCTAATAGAAGAATACACTGATCATAATATTCTTTAAAAGATGCTGGTCTACCTGTATATTCAGCAACAGGAAAATCATAAGTAGTTCCTCCTATCTTATATCTTTTATAAATAAACATAGAACCTAATGATTCTGAGTAATCAGCTTCATCAGTAGCATAAGGATCTAATCCTGCAGTATATAACCCATAAGGAATTACAGCTTCTGGATCTTCCCATATTTGTACAGCTCCACTTTTATCATATCTTTTATCTCTATATTCTAAAGGTTTAAAATCTTTATCTACCTCAAATCTTATCTTCCCAATATTGTCTTTATATAATTTCCCACATCTACCTTGTAACTTCCCAGTAGTTTTAATAATACCTATTTGTTTCTTAATATCTTCTATAGGAAATATGTTATTAGAAATAACTTGAAAGGTTTCTTCAGGACTCCAAGAATATTCTGTACAATGTCTTTTATATTCCTCAGGAGATTTAGCTTTAACTTTTTTCTCTTCTCTATTAATTGTTAATAACTCTTTAGCTTTAGGTATATCAGAATTACCATTATTATCATAAGCCCCAAGTTAGTTTTGATACATTGGAAAATATTAACCACAAGTTTTGTCAGTTGTATTTTCTTTATCCCAAACATTCTCAAAAGGCATCATATTATAATTATCAGGATTGTAAAACATTTCAGCAAAGTCAATAGTACCTCCTTCCATATCTCCACCTGTTCCAAACACAATCATTGTACCTGTATAATAATCACCATCTTTAATAGATGGTTCCATAGCATTATAACTTTCTGACCAGTTAGCAAATGTACCTGCTTCTTCTACAACAATTTTATTACCATCAAAACCTCTACCTGCATCAGGATTATCCATAAAAGATACACAAGCAATAATAGATTGCATACCTTTAATAATCTCAGTACCATCTTCTTGGTATTCTACATAGCCTGATTTAAGATTACCATCAGCTAATTTATTAACTAAACGGGATCTTTTAAAGGCTGGACAGTTTTCATTTAAGTGGTTAAGCATATCTGCAATCTTAGGAAATATTCCAATTTGAGAGAATAAATATTTCTTATCAAAAGCTGCAATCATAGTATTGGATTTAGGTAAGAAATACAGCCCCTTTTCAGCTAACGCCTGTAATTCATAAGCATAACAATAACTGTAAAAACTTGTTGATGGTGCATCGTGACAATACAAAGCTCCAGAAAACTCATCTTCAAGCCACTTATCCGCTGTTTTTTTATCATATTTTTTCTTTGTCTCATAATAAATCTTATTATTATGGATCGAAATTATATCACTGAACTTTTTGGCGATAGAACCTTTCCGGACGGAACACTTGTAATAGATTGTGTAGACGAAATTATCGAGCATCAAAAGGGGTTTATGCAGACTGAAGCTAGAATCAGACATGAGGTATTTCATACTTTTCCTGTGTACACATATGCATTACTTTTCCAGAATGGCAAGTTTGTAGACGAAGAATTTGCAAGATGGTGTAATAAACAAAACACTGAGTGGTATGACAGTAATTTTTATATTGGCGATAGCGTAACAAATTTGGCAAGCTGTTGCAGGATGCTTAACGATCTATCTAAACAAAAACAGTTTCAGTCAAGTATTGGTGGTAGTTTGATTGAAATAGGTTCAGTTAAAGTTAGTACCATCAACCTTATGAGAATTGCACTTGAAAGCAAGGGCGATAAATCCAAATTTATTAAAATATTAACCGAAAGAACCAAACTCAATATGCTTGTTCTTGATAGAATTAGACACATAATTCAAAGAAATATAGAAAAAGGGTTACTCCCTAATTATAGCAATAAAGTAATCAATCTTGAAAAACAAACAACAACTAACGGTTTGACGGCAATGTTTGAAGCTATTAAACATATGGGAATGACTGTTGAAGATGAGTTTGGAAATATCACATATACAGATGAAGGTCTTGCGTTTGCAAGTAAAATTATGGATACTGTAAACAAACTTCAGAAAGAAAGCAATTACGGATACAATATATCGTTAGAAATTATACCAGCGGAGGCTGCAAATGTTAAACTCTGTAAAAAAGACAATATTATCTATAATCTTAACAACACCTTTATATATTCAAATCAGTGGACTTCTCTGATGGCTAAAAGTTCAATCTGGCAAAGAGTTAGACTTGCTTCTGTTCTCGA